GTTCCTGGTTTAGGTCCAGTGCCCCATGGTTTGCCACCATGTTTAAGGCCTACTCTTCCACCTTTGTTGTAGCCACGATTCAATTCTCCATGAACCCTGGATATTTCAGCTCTACGATTTGGATTGGATCGTTCGCCTTCAACACGACCTAATTCTTCTAATAGGTTCGTACGTCCACCACCAAATTTTCCAATTCTTCCGCCTTTAGCATGAACGGATAAATGTGGTTGAGAAGCATGACCATGTGGTCCTCTTATAACTCCTAAATTTTTTGGATTTCTTAAATTATCTCTCCAGCCCATTAGTCCTTTCCTTTTGGAAGTTTTAACTTGTCTATTTTCTTACCCGTTATTTTTTCTAATTTTTTTCTAGATCTTTCAAGATCGCCGCCTGCTTTAGTAAGACCTGGGAAGCCTTTTTCAACTCCTTGTTCCGAAATAACTTTAGTTGTATGGGGTCTACCAAATTTCTTAACACCTATGGCCGAAGATTTTTGCATATCTTCAAACACTTCTCGTGAGGCTTTTAATCCACCCACACCAGGTTTAACAGATCTGATAGCTCCTGTTTTACTGGATCGAAGTCCTTTTTTTCTAAGAGCTTTACCAGCAACTTTGGCACCTTTTATTAATTGGTTTATCCAAGCCATTTTAATTCCTATTTATTGACTTTACCAGATTTTCTTTTGCCCCATTTACCATAAGACTCATCTCTACGCGCTTTGAAAGATTGTTTCTTGCCAGATTCTTTTCCAGTTCTCATACCAAGAGATTCATCTTCACGTGCAGCATAGCCCTGCTTTTTTCTTTTAGCAGATTTACCTTTTTTATAGGGGAATCTAGATTTATAGGGTCTTGTTCCGAAATCGTTTCTCATGTGTTTCTCCTTATTGGATTGTTAGTATAATTAGTCTTAAAAAGCAAGACTATTTCTTCTTACCACCATTTCTCCAGATCTGAGTTCCCTTTATTCCAAATACGCTGGCCACGACTAAAATCCACAAATTAGTGAACCATGTCGGCAACGTTGAGAAATACTCAAAAAAGAGTTTGACCTTGTCCATCGCCTGTGGATCCTCACTTATCACTGCCCAGGCGAGCACCCCTATGGGCGCTGAAAGTATGAGCAAAATAAATTCGTCTTTCCAGTCTGATTGACGGGCTTCTAAAAGTTTGCCCTGGTAAGATTCCTCACCTCGGGCCATTTTTTCTGCATGCATCAATTGTGCATCAGACATAGCCATCTTCGTTCGTTGTCTATTGGAATATATTTTACTACCTGCCTGTAAAGCTAATTTTGCTAAACCAAACCAGGCCATATTAGTACCAGGTTGCTTTAACGGGCTTCTTGTCTGCTCTAAAAGCTTTCGTACCTTTAACAGTAACCGTGTCGCCTTGAGAAATATAAACTCCTTTTCCTCTAAAACTTGATTTGCCCCGTGGGTCAATCGCCAAATTTTGTGGAGGAATGGCTACTTTTTCTGTTTTTCCTAATGGTGCTTTTTTCATATTTTTCTCCTTAGTTGTTATAACTTACCTTTTGGGTCCTTTCAAGGTCTTTACGTCTTTAGCCTTCATTCGATCGGACGTTAGTTTAGTTTCAGCGGACATGACCGATTTGGCAATCGCCGTATCAGCTCTCAATTGAGCTAAATCTTCATTTTGTTCTAATTTCTCTTCCGTCAAGTCTCTATTTTGAACTAATTTCGCTTTATCTAAATTAATTCGAGCTTCAGTCTCCATTTCTTTACGTTGACTTTCCATAGCCTTCAAATCCACTTCTCTAGACTTCAATTTTAACAACGGATCATGGTCAAATTGGGAAGTAATTCTTTTTTCTTCCTTCATAAATTCTTCCGTCATTTCTGCAATCAAAATTGCTTTTCTCGCCTCTATTTTTTGAGAAATTTCTTGCATTTGTTGTTGTATTTGTGGATTTTGTACGGCTTGTTGTTGCATCTGTGGCAACATTTGTAATTCTTCTCTAAATTCCAGCTGAATATGCTCTTGAGCCATCAAAGAAATATGCTCTAAACAGTTTTTTTGTAAGGCAGCCATGACCGGAGGATTATTTCTCACCATGTTGGTTGCCATAAAGTTCAAATGGGCCGTAATATGGGCTCTGTGATCCTGTCCAGGGAATGCCTGAAACGGTTTTTGAGCCAACGCGTCAATATTTTCCAACGCCGGATCTTTTGGAAGGGGTGGTGGAGGAGGTGGAAGTACCTGATCAATATTTTTAACTCCAATGGCTTCATACATTTTACGATAAGCCATGTATAAATTATGCATTTGCGGATTGGACATCGCCAATTGCAATTCGGTTTGTGCCAATGTCACTCTTTGTGTCATGGAAAAAATATTTGGATCCGCAACCGGTAAAATATCTACGCGTTCATCAAAATCGGTTAATTTGACCACACGCGAAGCTCCCACAACATCGTAAGGATATTCGGGAGGTAAATAGGTTGCAAAAATTTTAGATAATAATTTAAATTCCTGTTTTAAAGCGGCATAAAGTCTTTTATGAATCGCAGACATGACTCGCGATCCTCTTTCAAGAAGAGCGACCGTCGTTCCTACCGCTGCACCTTGATTGCCATCCCCTACTTGCATATCGGCAATCGAAGCAAAACGCTGTCCTGCTGCCACCACGATTCCCATCAATTGTAAAAGGGTCTGTGAAGGTTCTTTATACGGTAAAAAAACGAATGAATCTTTTAAATTTCCTCCTGGAGTATCCACATCTTTAAATTCTCCGGGTTGAATAGGAGCCGCATCGTCTTTCACTCTGACGCCACGCTGTTTAAAACCGGCCGGAAGATTCGATAGCGTGCCCGCATCTAATAATTGGCGGAGAGCAGACGTTGCAGTTCTACTCAAACCGCCAATCATGTGTATGAGTCCAAATCCGTAGAATCCAAGTCCTGGCAGAAATTTGAAGTGGACAAAATATTGGATTTTCTTCTTCAATGGATCATTGGGCGCAAAGTTCCTTCGGATGGAAAGAACTTGTTGACTACCATCTTCGATTGTTACGACGTATGGTAATTTTATTCCTGTTGGTTGACCGTCGGGACCAACATCTTCGAAACCTTCTAAATCTAAATTGACGTGACATTCTAAAAGCGTGTACATCGGTTCAACCCGCGTGGATCGAGTAATCCCTTCCAGTTCACGTTCTTTGTCTTTCAGCTGATTCATCGTGTCTTCAGCGGGTTTGTTTAATTCAATGTCTCGATAAAAGCCGGCGACCTGCTGCTTACGCAGATCGTTCTCCGACATTTTAACGACGTGAACCACCGCTTCCGCATCGTCTAATGAGGTAGCCGTATACGGAACAACGAGGTCATCGGCCTGGACGAACTTTGAAACCGCTCGACCCAGTAATTCGTCATAATAAACTTTTTTAAAAGTGGATCCTGCTAGAGGCAAATAAAATAGCATGGAGTCGAATTCCGCTTCATACTCTTTCATTTGATCGAGCAGTTGATAATTCATAAATTCTTTTACCCGTTCAGCCTGTTGCTGCTTTTGCGGGTTGGAGGCACCGATCACTTGTGTTCTAACGGGACCATCGGCTGGTAATAATTCTTTATAAGCGAGTGCCTGAAATTGGGTAACCGCTTCTGCTAACACGGGGTGCGTAGCCCCTGAAGCGCCTTGGAAAGGTTGCGTTCGATTCGTGTACTTAAATCCTAGAAGATCAAGACCGGTAATATAGGATCGTTCCCATTCTCGTCTTGAATATTTATAATCTTTATAATCTCCGTTTAATTTTAAACCAATCGGCGTTAAAACATCATCGGGAAGAAGATCCGCTAAATTATCAAAATGCTCCTCGGTTCCTGGAATCTGAGGTCGTTCATTAGGATCAAAATCAATCGTTGCGCCGCCGTCTTCTTCAGGCGTCACTTCAATTGGACCTTTTTCTTCCATTTCCCCCACATCGATTTCCTCAAGCACTTCCGGTGAAGGACGCTTCGGATCAAACACATTCGGGAGAGATTTATCAATTCTATCGTCTGCCATTTAACTTCTCCGGTTTCTTTGTATCTTGTTTAACTTCTTTGCGCAAGTCTTGTGGATTAGGACCTTTTAAAGGAGGAATCTGACTCCATTTAACATGCTTCATATTTTTGACTAGGGTTGGGTTTTTCATTTTTTCTTTAAACTCGCAATACCTCCATTGAAATAAGACGCTCTTCCCCCATCACCTAATGCATATCCAAAATGTTCTCTTATATCTTCCATAGGAGAAACAGGTGCTCGCTCTACACCATAGAAATCTTTTCCTCCTTCTTCCATTCTTTTAATTTGTTCCTTATATCCATACACAGGGTGTTCCATCATTAACTCTTGAGGTTGAAATTTTTTTAAAGAATCTGTTTCTTCTCCCCCAATAGATTCAAAGAATTCTCTCATGCTGGATCCAAAGATAGGTCCCCACACTAAGCCTTCATCTCCTTTAGCTCCAATCATTTCTCTATATCCTCGATCAATACCAGGAATGCCAGCCGTCTTGTTCCATTCTTCAGCGGTTAAACTTTCCATCATATTTTCTAAAGTAACCATACCAATCGTAGCACTACGATTATCCCCTGTGTAATACTCGTTATAAAGCTTTTCTAAATTTTGTTCGCTCTCTGCGATTCCTTTAATAATTCTTTCCCTATCACCATATTTATATCCCTCTTGACCTGCATAACCTAATTTAGAAGGACTTAATTCTCCTCCAATGTTTTCATAATGATCCAAGTAAGCTAATTGAGTATCTAAGCCTATTAATCTCTTTTCTTCTTTTTTATATTTAAGATAATCCATCATCGCTTTAATTTCATTATCAGGAACCCCTCTTTTAACAGCATGCATCAGTACGGCTTTTTCATCCGTATCAAAATCAACAAGACCAAATGTAGCCATCTCAACTCCTTTCCCTGCTCCTTTCCAAAAGGATTGACCTTTGCTCCAATTGTTCAACATGTCAGCGAAAGCAAAATAACCTTCGCCCTTGATCCAAGGTAATGCTTTTTTCATTCCTGGCATTTTCATAATCTCATCGATAGGAAGTCCTGAGTTTAATCTCATTCCCGCCTGTGTGGCTAACTTAGGATGCTCTTTAATAAATTTTCTAAACTTGTTAAATTCTTTTGGTCCCCATGTACCGACCTGTTTTTCAACATTACTAACAATTCGTTTCATACCCGCTCGAGCACTTTCTGGAGCTGCTCCATAAGCTTTTCCATCAACAACTACTCTGATGTTATTTTTCTTTAAAGATTCAATGTTTTTAAAATTACCTGCTTTAATTTCTTCGGAAATTGTATGCGCCATAAGATTCAAGTCTCTAGTTAAAAGCTGATATCCACCTGTTGCACGACCTGTCACCCCTTTCGTATGATGCAGTTCAATGGCACGTCTCGTTGTGCCCACTCCTTTTTCTTTAATCAAGTACCTTACTAAATCATTTAATTTCAATCGGCTAGTATCAAAGCCTTCTGGAAACATACTTAAAAGAGCTTTACTTGGTGCTGCCTTTGCTTCATTAGCAATACTGATAAATTTCTTAGTCTTTGCAAAATCTGTATGTTTATTAATTAACCAATCAGTACCTTTTCCATATTGCTTCCTTAAATTTTCATTGGCAAAATATTTCTTTCCTTTTCCATATTTAGTATTATCTATAAACCCAACAATCTTTTTATTTTTACCCCATTTTTTATCGTAAATCGGTTCGTATCTCGTATCCCCATACATATACGCACGATCCATTTGCTGTAACATCCAACCGTCTGCATGTTCTAGTCTAAACGCATATTTAAAAGGTTTAGGATCATTAATAAATGCGTCTATCTGTTTTCTAATTTTTTCATTTTTTAAACCTTTTCCAGTATCTTTTAATCCAAACTTAAAATTGTCAAAGTCCCATTCCTCTGCAGGAATATGAGAAAACTTTTTCATAATCTCATTTCGTACAGGAACGGGAAGTTTTTTGACTAATGACACCTTATAATCTCGTCTTATAAAATCTGAAACATTGTTATACTTTTTCGTCTCAGTAGTATAATCGAATCCAAGTTTGCCTTTACTAAAATCAGCGTCAGGAAATGCTTTTAAAATTTTCTTCTGATTAATTTTAGATAGCTGCTTTGTTTTCTTGTTTTTTCTAAATTCCTTGGTTTTTAAATCATAAACTAATCCCTTTTCTATGGCTTCTTTTCTTTTTTTATATACGGTAGTATCTTCATACTTTCCACTATACCCCGGTCTCCCTGGTCCAGGTTGCACGAGTTGTCCACCTTCGGCCCTTCCACTACGCGTTGTGGCATAACTGACTTTCTGTAAAGGATGACCTCCTCTTACTCTTCGACTTGGAAATTGAGAAACGGCTAAAGGACTATGGCCAGCTTGTCCGCCTTCAGCTATGCGTTGTCGACCCATCCATTCTTCTTTTCCAATTCTAATTTCATCATCTAGACTACGGCCATTCGGATCACGGCCTCCGCCGTACATCCATTCCATCGCCCATCGATGTCTATTATATTCTGACATTATTCTCCTAACATGTGCGCAAGACCGCCTGAAGCTTTTTTCCCACGTTTCTGACGGTCCAAATGTCTACTGATTAAAACACCAGTTCCAACCGCCGTACTGTGCGACAATCCTTTTCCAGGATTCTTCTTGTAATATTTTCCTAACTTATATCCTTTATCCATAATGTAGGCCTCGGGTTTCTTAATTTTCTTCAGTTTCTTAGTTATTTTTTTAAGTCCTTTAAGGATACCGCCCCCTCCTAACGGAACACGGCCGCCTGAAGCTTTTTTAATAATGAGTGTTTCTTTTTCATCAGCAATCTTCTTCAGATCCAAATGATCGACTTCCTCCATAAATTCTTCTATATCTTTTAGTTTTCCTTCCGCATCCGGACGAACGGTTGCTTCAAAATATTCATCATCGGTTTTAATGCCTTTACCCGCATCATCTCCTTTGCCTCCTACTTTTTCAATAATCTCTCCTTCTTTAATATCAAATCCGACTTCTCTGTGAATCGCGTCATCACTGAACGTTTCACCCGCTTCATCGGTCCATGAGCCTGGTCCGGTATGAGTTTTTCTTACTTCGGTCAATCCATCCGGGTGAACGGTTACGTCGACACCCTTATAACTATACTTGGTAGCGGGAACCTTCCTCGTCACGCCTTCGATAATCTCTTGAACGCCTTTAGCCTTGACCACTTCAATCAGATCCCAAGCATAAGTGGGAATACCCGCTGAATCTCTTACAATCGTTTCGGTGACTTGAGGAATGACCTTCGGTGCGACTTTGGAAACCCCTTTTCCAATAAAAGGTAGGGAAGCTATTCCCGCCATCAATTTCAAAAAAGCTCGTCTGCCCATTCCACCACCGCCGAAACCGATTCGTCCGCCTGCTTCATGAGGTTTTCTGTCCTTAGGAGGATCAAAATCTTTTAAA